TGATTGGAGTTGTTATGGAAGAGGCTGAGATTGAGACGACTGTTGGTTGGACTGTTTGGTCCTGGATAGAGTCCAGGCAGCGTTCTAAAAAGGGAAGGTGGTTCTTGTAGGTCGGGATACAGACGCCAATACGCATGTTGTATTTATAGTTTGTTCTCTAGAACTACTTAAGTAGTTCTGAAGAGGTTGATTTAATGAACCTAGAGACATTGTTCGTTAGCGCCTTCCTGGATTTACATGAAGATCGGTCCAAGGACAAGTCAGTAGCCACATGCTTTCAACACTTCAAGACTCTGGCATCCTCTAACATTCCCATTCTCCTGTTCTTGAGCAAGTCCTATGAGGAAGAATACAGGAAACTGGGATCCTTGCCCAATGTCCGTATGGAGTTCATGGAACTGGAACAACTTCAGACCTTCTATGATGTTCCTGAGAACACCCTTTTACCATCCAATAGAACAGCCTATCACGATACTCGCAACTTTATGATTCTCATGAACGCCAAGATTGAGTTTGTGAAGAGAGCGCTGGACATTGTTCCTGAAGCCAACCATGTCGCCTGGATTGATTTCAGTATTTGCCACGTGTTTCGGGATAGTGATGCTTCCTTATCTCGTCTGTCCATGCTTAGTCAAAGCCGATTAAAGGGGACCGTTCTAACCTTTCCTGGGTGTTGGCAAAAGGGACTCGGCAATCCTAGTCATAGCGTCTGTTGGCGGTTCTGTGGCGGCTTCTTTCTCGGTGACAGGGAGTCTCTTATCAATTGGTCGGCCCTGTACAGAGTTCACTTTCCTGAATTGGTGAAAGCCCATGGGCTTCTGTGGGAAGTCAATGTCTGGACTTTGTTGGAACAGTTGAACGATTCGGCCTTTCAGCCCCATTGGTTCAAGGCCGATCACAATGACAGCATTATACGGGTACCAGGCTCCTGTTATTCTGTCGCGGCCTGTCTGACCACCATTCCCAGCAGGATTGGCAGTGACTGTATCAAGGCCATTGAGAGCATTCAAGACCAGGTGGATCATGTCTATTTGGCGATTAGTCCCTCGTATGTACGATTCCCCGATGCCTCCATGGTAGTTCCTGCGTTTGGACCGAAGGTCACAGTGGTCCTAATGTCCGATAAGGGACCCGCCAACAAATACCTTGTTTCTTTAAGTCCTCAAACGAGGGGACAATGGCTGTTCTTCTGTGATGATGACCAGGAATACAGGGAGGGGCTTGTGGAGCGCATGATGAATTCGGTGGATTCCTTGGCCGTCTATCAGAACCGTTGTACAACCATTAAGGGGCAGACATCGGGTGGGCTCGTTCATGGCTATGTCGGTAATCTGGCTCATCGGTCCTTACTAACCGGACTGGATTCGTTTGACTTGCCTATAGAGGCTCGCCATACCGATGACCAATGGCTCAGCATCTTTTATCACCTACATGGAATACGAATTCGGGGGACTGGGATTGAGGCGTATGGGGACATTTTCAAGACCTTGGAACAAGGACGAGAACGATGGTCTGTGGATTCGTTGGCATCCCTTGGGACACGAGGGGACAGGGTCCAACAGGTGGCCAAGTACTTTGGAATACGATATATGGGAGACTATGATGGGGTCATGATGTATTTAACCGATGTCTCAGGGTCTGTTCAGGGGGCTCATGGAAATCCTTGGATGGAAGGCTATACGCCCTCCTCGTCTGCCTTTTATTCGTTAGAAGGGCGGAACTATTTGAATGTCCGCTATGTGAATTATAGTCAAACCCCTGAGGGTCGGTATCATATCTGGGATCCCAAGGGGGCCTTGCGAACAGAGAATCTTCTCATGGACCTGGATGCCTCTTTTCAGGAACTAGGAAGTCATGTTATGAAGGTTGATTGTAACCGGCCTTTGGTTCGGACAGATATCAATGGACTAGAGGATATTCGGCTGTATTCGGAAGAGGGGCAATTAAAGTTTATTGCCACCCAGTGCCAATGGACACCGGTCAGTCGCATGGTGATAGGGGATGTTTCAGGGGATTCTTTCACAAATATTCAAGTTCTGGAACCACCTTCTTGGAGTAACTGTGAGAAGAACTGGATTCCTCTTGGAGCCAACAAATTCATTTACCAGTGGCATCCGTTACAGATAGGTGCCATAGGAACTGAGAATGTCCTAAAGATTGTTCAGGAATGGCCGACACCCTCTGTCTTTCAAGGCATTCGGGGCTCCACTATCTTTCATCCGTTTGGGTCCCATGAGGTTATAGGGGTGGTTCATTCGTCGGTAGAAGGAAGTCCTCGGCATTACTATCACCGACTCGTTATTCTGGACGCAGTGTCCTATAAGCCATTGCGCTATACGCCGCCGTTTGTGTTTGGCAGAGTTGGGATAGAGTTTTGCGTAGGGATGACACAAGAGAAAGGGGATCGTCTTCGCTTCTGGTATTCCCAGCATGACCGTGATCCCATCTGGGTCTCCGTGCCTCTCAGTACCTTTCGCTTTCTAAGTGCGTAAGCCATGATACCCTTCCTTTACGGCCTGGGATTAGGGGTCTCATGCTTGAGATAATTTGTATTATATGTATTATATGTGCCATACTGATCTTTTTCCATAACCAGGCGAATTACGAGTTCAAAATCAATCAACTTGGCTGGTTGGAACGGGACAAGATCACCGATGTATTGGCTGAAAAACATCCCCTCGTGTTGAAAGGGGTTGGGCCGGTCGCCTTCTGGACCCAGCAGGATTGCCTGATGCGCCCCTGTTATAGTAAGATACCGGTGTTCAAAGACAAGGGGCTCAGTGATTGGTTGATGACGGCCAAGAATGATACGGCGTGTCCTTGGACCCTGGACCATGCGCTACTTTTGGGGGAAATGTCCGGCCTTGAAACCTGGGCCGACCAATGGCTCAGTCCTTTGATACAGACGAATCCGGTGTTTAATGTATGGTATCGCCCTACGGTGTCCTGTTGGGCTGGGACACGGGGCTTGTGGCAGACACAGGCCCGCTGGACCTGTCTCTTTGTCTCTGAGGGGTCCATCCAGGTCAGCATTATGCCAAACACGTACAAAAAATCCCTTCCGAAGGAATGGAAAGGGACCCATGTGGGGGCTTTAACGGTCTATGACACCCCCTTTGCCGGCGACTTGAAGTTCATGGACATTGTGGTGCGTCCGGGCCACATGCTGATCATGCCGGCCCATTGGTTCGTCTGTTGGCTAGGGTTAGGAGAGCAGTGTCCCATGGTCTGCTCTGTAGAGTATCATACACCTGTTAGCAGGCTGATTAAGGGGGCTTAAGATTTGGTTACGATAATAAGGTAAGGAAATGTCATTATCGGATACAGAAGTATCGGATGAGGAGATTGATTATACCGAGGAGATTACAGAGTTGGAGGAGTCATTTCGGAAGGTGATAGAGGGCCTGGATGCTTGTTTGAAGGTGCTGAAAGGACTGAAGAAGGAACGACCGATTATTCTACGCGGTAAATCCTTGGACCGCGTGATTATGGAATCTATCGGGCCAAACTTTGGTTCAAATGTGATTAAATTTCTGAACGGGGAATAGGGATGTCGTCTATAGGACCGGCTAGGCCACCTATATCAGGAGCAACATTCAATCGTACTGCGTTGCGCCGTGTGTTTGCGGAAAATGCTAAAGTCATTAAAGAACTAGAAAGCGCAGCCGCAGTTCCGTCAAACAAAGTACAGAAAGAGGCTATTATAAATGCGTATACAGTACTTCTAAGAGATCTTCCAAAATTTACAACTTGGACAAATGAAGGACAAACACAGATGTCTACTGTATATAATGGATGTGCTAAAAATCTACAATTATTACTTGCTAAGGCACTGAGTAATAATGAAAGAAAATTTAATAAAATTAATCGTGGTTTAATTGAAAATTTGGAAAGTTTATCTACACTATCTGAGCCATCCGATATATTTCTTCTTAATGAATTCATGACAAAAGAGAAATGGAATACTAAAGATATTTCAGACAGAGACTTATTACGTAGAATGCTTGAATTATTAAAAACTGTCGTAAAGGATACTGCCGCATCAAAAGGAGGAAAACGACATTCCAAGAAGCACAAAAAACAACGACGCCGTCATACCCGGCGTCAAAAATAATAGAAGGGTAAGATAGGGATGTCATCAAAGAAAAAGCCAGAAATACCAAAAGGGAAAAAGCCGGTAAAGGCGTCTGCGGCTGCGGCTGTTTCTCCAAAATCGGGTAGTGCTGCGGCGCGTAGATCCCCTTCTCCGAAATCACGGAGTGCTGCGGCGCATGGATCCCCTTCTTCAACATCCACCAGTGCTGCGGCGCATCTAGCATCTATCGCAACTGTTACGCGTCTTCTTGCTAGACCTGGTTTAGATGCGTATGCTAATGTTAATGAAGAAGCATTAGCCAAGGAACTTGCGGAATATGCGAATTTGGAAGAAGAATTTGTATCCTCAGCATCTTCAGCCTCAGCATCCGCAGCAGCCCGTCCGCCAAAAACTGTTAAAGAGTCCTTAAAAAGTTTGGCCAAAACATCTAAGGAAGTCGCATCGTTAACGGCTGCTGCTACAAGGTCTCCGTCTCCCGAACATTTTAAGAGAATTACGGAAAGTTTAGCAGCATCCACTGCTATCGCAGCCGACTTGACATTAATTGCCAGTATAAAAGCCCAGTTAAAATCCGAGTCTAAATTGGGAAGAATGATTTTAGAAGAATTAGAGCCATATCCTATTAGTGTACAATGTCACTATATTAAAATGTTTTTATCAGACCTGTACGCAACACTCAAAGAACCAGCCAGTACATCATTACATACGTATATCATTGGACCAAAAGCGCTTCCTTGTACAACTAAAATTACAGAAAAACAATTTTTAGCCTATTTAATTGATATTATAGGACTTCCATCGGTTGTGGGGGAAAAGGCCAGAGGTATATTGTTTAATAAAGACTTATTTAATACATCCACGATTAAAGAGACATCCACGATTAAAGAGGGCCTTCATGATAATTCAATTCCTCATCTTATTGATTACTATTATCTAAGGTGGGTTCAATTTAGAAAGAAAAAGGGCGGAAGTCGCAAGCAACGGCGACAACGAATGAATCGCAGATTAAATCGCACACGTAAAATTTGATTTGAATTATACCACACATAGCCACTAAGGATGGACAAATATGACACTCTGGCTGGAGAGCAGAAGGAAGTGATAAACACGTTGATAACCGGTATCAATGTGTTTATGACAGGCTGTGGAGGAACTGGGAAGTCCTATGTGATTCAGTCCGTTATGGAGGTCATGCCAGATCGCTTGAAGGCACGGGGTCTCAAAGGCGTGATTCATGTGACGGCGCTCACCGGATGTGCCGCACTACTCCTGGGACCCGAGGCCAAGACGCTCCATTCATGGGCCGGCATTGGCCTCGGAAAGGAATCAGCATCCGAGTTGGTCGGCAAGATTGTCAAAAATGGCCGAGCCAAGAAGTACTGGAGGGAAACGGATCTCTTGGTGATTGATGAGATTAGCATGCTGACCGCAGAACTGTTGGAGAAGTTGGATGATATCGGACAACGGATGCGCCGGTCTTCCAAACCTTTCGGAGGCATTCAACTGCTGCTGGTCGGGGACTTCTGCCAACTCCCTCCTGTGGTAAAAGAGGGTGTCATGAACTTTGCCTTCCAATCGGAACGCTGGACCGCGATTGTCCCCAAGATGATTGAACTGAAGACCATTCATAGGCAAAAGGACCCCGTCTTTCACACGATTCTGGACGAAGCCAGGCGGGGCGTTCTATCGGCGGAGTCTGAGGCACTATTAAAAAGCCGCATGGGCTTAGACTGGAAGAGCCTGAAGATTCGTCCGACCCTCTTGTTCCCAAAAAATCATGAGGTGGATATGATTAATGAGGCGAATCTGAAGAAGTTGAAGGGGGAGCATAGGGTCTTTAAGGCGAGTACTGGCTATGCCAATGCGATGGTGGCTGCCAAGGTGAATCAAAAGGACCCGGGCTTTCAGAGGTCTCAAGATATGATGGACCGAGAGGGCGGCTACCGAACAGACCTGGAATTGGCGGTCGGAGCGCAGGTGATGCTGATTCACAATTTGAAGGTGGATGAAGGCTTAGTGAATGGATCTCGGGGCGTGGTCGTGGAGTTCTTGAGCAAGGAGACTGGAGAGACCTATGTGGTGGTGGAGTTCCTGGATGGTCGGAAGATTCCGATTGCCAAGCATAAGTGGGAACTGGATGGCTGGAAGGGAGTCTTCCGTGCTCAGTATCCTCTGCGACTCGCATGGGCCTGTACTGTCCACAAGGCCCAGGGGGCCACTCTGGACAGTGCGCTCATTGATATTGGCATGGACACCTTTGAATGCGGACAGGCGTATGTGGCCTTGAGCCGGGTGAAGTCGTTAGAGAGTTTGTATATCCATGACTTCTGCGTGGAGGCCTTTCGCTTACATCCGACGGTGAAGGCGTTTTATGGTTTGTGATTTCTGTGATTTCTGTGATTTGTGTGAACGCTTACCCCGTTTTGTTTTACGGGCGCCGCCGTGAGCAGACGAGGATTTAGGAGACCCTGTAAGACTAATAACTGCCGTAATCCTGTCAAGTAAGGTATTCATCTTTCCTTTTTCTTCATTTGTCATACTATTCTCCCCTCCAATTTCAAGACAGACCTCCTTTATCGCCTTTACAAACTCATGGAGGTCATCCTCTGCTTCCTGTTTCAACGTATCAAACATACCCACATAGGGCGTAAATTCTTCATCATAGATACCTTCGTCTTTCTCCTTTATTGTCCGAAGAATCACAATATGTGGTTCTGACAGGGTATCGGGAAGAGGTCCCATTTTAGCCGTAGGTTCCATGTCTTGTTGTATCAAGAATAGCGTAGAATATAGATGGTATAATGCCCTATAAATCTCAGAATGTTTAAAGGTTAATTTATAATACGGGTCGTGAACCGCCACCTGTACCTTTTTCAGAAACTCCTCAGGGAGCCATGACTTATTTGCCTTTCCGAAGGACCCTACTAACTTGAAAATCTTGATTTTCTTTTTCGTAACCTCATCGCTGTACTCTCGGAGTTTATTATAGTGTGCCACAACGGCCAGGGAGCCGCCGACTGTACGCTTGAAGGGATTCTTTGCCAGACTTTGAATTGTATTACTGACTTTACCGATTGTACGGCCGAACCAAGAGGATTCTTGACCAGGAGGAATATAATATTCTCTGACCTTCTTACTGCCTTTATTTGGCATTTTTACAACGGCTTCTTGAAAGGGTGATACTATTGTCTCTACATGAAACTTATTATTTGGATATACCTCCCTGGTATTCATTCCTACTCTTCTCTACATAAAATTTGATGACCAGCCAGTCTAAAGAATCCGACAAATCTAAAATCTAACGAAAGAGTACGGCAAATGTCTGAAGTCCTTCCTCCTTCTAATGTCATTATTGGGCAAAGTCCACATGGTTCCCCTGTTAAGAAGGGTCGTTCAGGGTCCATCACCGTTCCTCCACTTTCTTTAAGCCCTCTGACAGAGTCAAAGGAAGAGGCCTTCGTAGAGCCCATTCTGAGGCCCAATCCCACCCGGTTCACCTTCTTCCCCATCAAGTACCCGAAACTGTATGAGAAGTACATGAATCACCAGGCGGTTATGTGGCTGGCCCATGAAATAGACTTGAGCAAGGATGTGCGGGACTGGAACAAGTTGAACAAGGATGAACAGTACTTTATCCGCAATATTCTGGGGTTCTTTGCCGGCTCCGATGGAATTGTTCAGGAGAATTTGTCCACCCGCTTCTCCAATGAGGTTCAGATTGCCGAGGCGCGGGCCTTCTATGCCTTTCAGAACATGATAGAGCAGGTTCATTGTGTTACCCCTGATACTGTTATCCTCACAGACAAGGGGTATTTCAACATCAAGTCATTGGCCGATACGAATGTGAATGTTTGGAACGGCGAGGAGTTCTCAAATGTAACTGTGAAGAAGACGAGTGAGTCGTCGGCCATCTTCAAGGTCATTCTTGATAATGGTATGGAGTTGGACTGTACCGACGAGCACAAATGGCTGATTCGTACAGGGAATCAACGTCATCCTGAGGCATGTAAGACGGAGCGTATTCTTACCAAAAATCTGCGTTCGGGGGATATTATCGCAGACTTCCAGTATCCTGTCGTGGATATACCTGACCCTGATGAATTCCTCAATCCCTATACGCATGGTTTCTTCTGTGGAGATGGTACATACTCCAATGGATATCCAAACATAAAACTGTATGACCCTACCAAAAAAGCCCTTTTAGAACATCTTGCGACTTCTTCCTACTCCTGTAATAATGCTCAAGGGATAATTAACTGTTATGTAACTCACAAAATTAATAAAGATAAGTTCTTCCTCCCTTTGAACTATTCCATCACTACAAAACTTAATTGGGTTGCTGGTCTCTTTGATGCGGATGCTTGTGTGAATCATTCAAAGAAAGGCAATACATCCATACAATATACTTCCATTAATTATGAGTTTATCAAAGGTCTTCAATTACTGCTATCAACCCTTGGAGTTCATTCCATTATCAAATGTCTTCATGATAAATGTATGAAAATGATGCCTGATGGAAAAGGTGGTAGTGCTGAATATGAATGTCAGCCTGTGTTTGGTATGTATATCACACAGTACAATGTGAATAGACTTGTTAAACTTGGCTTCTCTCCCAAGAGGCTGGTTCTTGAGTGTGACGATGATGTCAAGCAAAATAGGCGTTTATTGAGGATTATATCGGTGATCGATACACATACAAATAGTGAAACATATTGCTTTAGCGAGCCAAAGAAGCATACTGGGATATTTAATGGAATTCTTACTGGACAGTCTGAAACGTATTCTCTGCTCATTGACACCTATCTTGATGATGAGAAGGTGAAGGATGAAACCTTCCGAGCCATTCAGACCATCCCTGCGATCGCCAAGAAGGCCGATTGGGCCAAGAAGTGGATTGAATCAAGGGAGGAGAACTTTGCCACGAGGTTGATTGCCTTTGCTGTGGTAGAAGGGATCTTCTTCTCGGGATCCTTCTGTGCCATCTTCTGGCTCAAGACACGAGGCATCATGCCCGGCTTAACCCTGAGTAATGAGTTCATTGCGCGCGATGAGGGACTTCACACCGACTTTGCCTGTACTCTGTATGAGGAAATTGTCCAGAAGGTCCCCAAGGCGAAGGTCCATAAGATTATTAAGGAGGCCGTCAAGATTGAGAAGGAGTTCATTACCAAGTCGCTCCCCTGTGATCTCATTGGAATGAACAAGGAACTGATGAGCCAGTATATTGAGTTTGTGGCAGATCGTTTATCTAGCCAATTGGGCTATGGAAAGATTTGGTCAACAACCAATCCCTTTGACTTCATGGAACGCATTTCGGTAGAGGGGAAGGATAACTTCTTTGAGAAGAAGGTGAGCACCTATGGCAAGGCGGGGGCGGGGGTGAAGGCGGAGGATATGCAGTTTAGTTTGGGAGCAGATTTCTAGAACGTCTACTACGAACTTTTTTGCCTTTGACCGATGAGTTAATTATTATTGTTATTGTTATTGTTATTGTTATTTTGATCCAGGTATGTCAATAGGATCTTTAGTAGTTGGAATGAACATAACCGTACTAGATTTTCTACCGTATGGATTATAAAAGGCTATAAATAATTTTGTAGCATCTCCGAACACACCCTTTGTAATTGTAAACTTCCCTTTCATAGCTGGAATATGTTTTTCAAGAGTCATTTCTTTATCATGTTCAAGTAAATTGGCCACATCTAACATAGTCTTAACTCCAGGAAAATTATGCCTCATTAATTCAAACTCTGTTCCGCCCCCCCCTCTTATCCTTCTTGATCGCGTCTTCTTCGCCTTTCGTCTCTTCATTGTCTTTTTTGTCTTACGCACTGACTTACGTTTTCTACCGCCACCACTACTACTTGAGCGAGGACTAGAAGGGCTGGCCAGAAGTGGCGCTATAGAATTCATTCTACTATGGGACATAAAATTATAGAATGAATCCCATAGCGTTGTTCTACTATTCCTGGCAGTAATTCCCACGTCTACTAATAGGGGTATGAAGCCACAATTCATCATTATAGGGATTCTAGGCATTCTCTTTTTGTTTATTGTCACGCGACCTAGACGAGTGGATGTCGTAGAACGACAGGTTCCTATTCCCATTTTAAAGAAGGTTCCTGTTCCTGTAAAGGTGCCCGTCTACAAACAGGTGCGGTTCGCAGAAGAACAGGACCCCATCATGTATTTGGAATCGGGCGAATATGAACGAGATGACTTCAGTCGCTATCTAGGAGGGTTTCCTTATGGGATTGACTTGGAGGCAGGAACACCTCTGTACAAGAAAATGCGGATAGGAAGTCAGTTTTATAATGGATCTTTTAAAACATACACCTCCTAAATAAGAATAAATTTGATTCATTCAGATTCATGCTTGAGCCTAAGCAAGAATCTGAATGTCCGTCAGTTATGAACTCCTCTTTCTCCATAGTATCCCTTTCCTCGCAAGAGTCGGGGATAATGACAAAGCCCGTAAATTGTATTATTACGACGCCAAGCGCATCAGTGATGCCACGGAGCCAATCGCTATCGGCTCTTACGAAAACGGAGCCGTCAAACTTGATGAGGGTTGGCAACTCCGACTCCAACCTAGTGTTGATGCCTGGAAAGGAACTCTTACCGCTTCCGAGCGTGGGATTATTCAGCCCCGTGCTCCCAAGCCCAGTAAGCCTAAGCGAACTAGTCCGAAATCAACAAATACATCAGGAACAACAACAACAACAACGACGACAGCAACAACAACAACAACAACAACATCCGGCACAAATACTCCACCAATCACAGGGGAAGAACTCTATCCAAGTGAAACAGCCAACACAAACATCGTCATCATACCAGAGACCGTCAGCAGTCCTCCGAATCCCAAAGGCAGACGTGGAGTCGTTCGGACAAATGCTAAAGCAGCACTATGAGACGACCAAGTGTTGGATTTAGGGCGTGATTCTATTCAATCCCACCTGTGTAAAGGTAGACACGGCGGACGGTAAGATGAGCGTAATAATGAAATAGGATTGTAATAGACCGAGAATGGGTGCCACCTGAATTTCATTAGGCGTTACAATATTAAACACCGTCGGAACCACCTGATTTTCAATTTTTGCTACCGTCCCTGAAAAGTTAAACCCTGTCAAATTAAAATACAGGGTATTGATGGATCCAACCGGTCCCCCATTCACCACCTGAAAATTTAACACAGCACTGCTCGGGAATGTTAGGCCAGTGATCATAGCAGGTGCGGCCACATTGAAATTCGCATTTGCGGCATTCAACTGTATTAAATAAGAATAGTTGACACAACTGAACTGGGGATTGAACAAGGTATTGATGGAATAGGTGGGTGCCGATGTTGTTCCTGGAATGGCCTGCGTATACTGCCCCTGAATATATGCCATTTGTTCCCGATAGGATTTGAAAATGGGGCGATTCAAACTGCGTGTATTACAGGCCACCTCACGACTCTGAGCATTGAGTGCCGCAAAAATCATTTTATTATTGGCATTGGTGGTCAATTGACTCGCATCCCCTTGCGCACGGATAGGGAATTGAGGAAGAGTCGCGGGACTGACATAGTCCCCTGAGATGTTCAGCGCTGGGTTAAATAGGAACTGGCCCCTCGCATTATAAAGGCCATAGTTGATGTTCTGTTGGTCCACATAATTGGCGGTCGGAGTGGGCGGTGAAGTATTCTCGGACATTCTAATTAGCCATGGGTTTTAATTATTGGTATAATGCGATATCGTACCAGATGGCTATGCCATCTGGTACTACATCTTTAACCGTATCTTAACAATAGATTGTTGCTAAGCAACAATCTTAGGCGTTAAGATACAAAGTATTCTCGGACATTCTAAATAGGGCATATGTTTTTGTGATTTGGAAACCTAAACAGAAAGATCCTTTTATATCCTAAGGATGCCCTATGTACCCCCTATTATCAATTGTACCACCAGTCCCTTTAAAAATAACAAGGCACTTGTCTGGTACAAGGACGATCAACCTGTATTAAAGAAGGCCGAACACTTTGGTGCTGTGGTCACCAGTGTTCAAGACCTTGTTAAATACAAGGGAACCTGTCCCATTTTAGTGGCCATTCTGACATCTGTATCAGGGGATGACATAGACCTCTTACTAAAAAACAGTGATGCCGCCAATAACTACTTTGTTAGCCAAGCCGTCTTCCAAAAAGTCAATTGGCAACAGCATCGCATGAATGTGGCAACCCTGGAATCACTGGTTCAACAATATCCCATTTTAGAGACGCCTTGGGACGGGACAGAATTGGACGCAGTCATCATGACCTGTATGCTCTTCCATCTCAATCATATATTGGTGCCTGTT